ATCTATAATTAAAGACTTTTTAAACACCATTAAAATTTTAATTTAGTTTCCATTTTGAAATACAGTATCGTATCAAAAAATTCTTATTTTGCGTGCAAGTTTTTCTTATTTTGCGCGGCAAGCAATATCATATATGGTGCCAAAGAAGACGAGGATTGGACAGACCCTAAAGTGTGGAAAAAGGCAAACCCAAGTCTTGATATTACAGTCGGGATAGATAAAGTAAAAGCCGCTTGTGAATCGGCTAAACAAAACCCAGCGGAAGAGAATAGTTTTCGACAGCTAAGGCTAAACCAGTGGGTAAAACAAGCAGTACGCTGGATGCCGATGGCAAAATGGGATGCCTGTGATTTTCAGGTTGACCATGACAGTCTTGTCGGCCGTGAATGTTACGGCGGTCTTGACCTATCCTCCACCACCGACATAACAGCATTTGTATTAGTATTTCCGCCGATTGACGAAGATGATAAATATTATATCCTGCCATACTTTTGGATACCCGAAGAAAACATCGACCTGCGTGTGCGGCGTGACCATGTTAATTATGATTTATGGGAAAAGCAAGGATATATTAAAACAACAGAAGGCAATGTCGTGCATTATGGATTTATAGAGAGCTTTATTGAGGAACTTAACGAAAAATATAATATACGGGAAATTGCATTTGACCGCTGGGGCGCAGTGCAAATGAGCCAAAATCTTGAAGGTGCAGGTTTCACTGTAGTGCCTTTCGGACAAGGGTATAAGGACATGTCACCGCCTACCAAAGAACTTATTAAATTAACTCTTGAGCAAAAAATAGCGCATGGCGGTCACCCGGTCTTGCGGTGGATGATGGATAATATCTTCATTAGAACAGACCCTGCGGGTAATATAAAGCCTGATAAAGAAAAATCGACAGAAAAAATAGATGGTGCTGTTGCAACTATTATGGCACTGGACAGAGCTATACGAAATGAAGGTAACAGCGGAAGCGTCTACGATGAAAGAGGCCTTTTTATCATTTAGTCATAAAATATACCAATATGTCATAATATATATTGACAGATACATAATTGTTTGATATAATAAGGTTATTAATTAAAACAATTAGAAGGGGTGGTTAATATGGATTATGACAGAATTGTCCTTGAAATGCTTAATAGAATAGGAATTCTTGAAGAAAAAGTATCTGCTTTAGAAGAAAAACGGAATATGCCTGAAACGAACCAAACTGATTATTCTCAAGGAGTAAGCAAAAAATATCGTTTTCTTGCCGACTACTTACATGACAACAGTGAAGAAACAATAAAACTCCATTTTGATGAATTGGAACGCATTCTTGGCTTTAAACTCCCCAACTCAGCATATGCACACAGGGCTTTTTGGGCTAATACAACCACGCATTCGGTAGCTCTTAGTTGGCTTGCTGTTGGATACGAAACCGTTGAGGTGGATTTGAATAATAAGTTTATTGTATTCGAAAAGAAAAGGAGTTATTGATTATGGGGGAGCAATTTCTTAAAGAGCCAATTGAAACATACATTTTTAACAAATTGTCAAATATGAAAGAACCGTTTATCATAATCAGCACACACGAAATACAAAGTGCTGTAGGAGGTATCAATAGAATCCCCCAATGTTGCAATATTATGCGTAGATTTATAAGCGGTGATGATGAGATACTCCCCAATAATTATGTAAAAGACGGTAAAAACTTTTCTATAAAATATTTTAAACATAACCACTGAAAGGAAGGTGTCAAATCTATGTCACAATATGTTACTCAAACAAGTGATAAGAAAAAGAAAACTGCGTTTAAGTTATGTCTTTTTGGCGGATGGATGGGTTTACATCATTTCTATGTCGGAAATATAGGAAATGGATTTATATATTTTATGACCTTTGGACTTTGCCTTTTTGGAGTATTGGCTGACTTATACAGTATTTCCATGGGTACATTTAGAGATAATGTAGGTGTCCCTTTAAGAGAATAATAAAAAATTATAGTAAGCGTCTTGAATAAAGGCGCTTTTTCTTTACCTATTTTTAGCATGCGGGAGGTGGAATTTTGAAATGGTTTAATAAAAATAAGAAGATAGAAAACAGCGCACAGCAGCGATATGCCGACTTCGTAAAGGGTGAGGATATTGACGGAGGGCTTTCATTGTCGGGAATGTATGTATCAGAGGAAAACTCCATAACGGTAAGCGGTGTGTTCGCCTGTGTCCGTGTAATCGCAGAGGATATGGCAAGCCTGCCCCTGCCGCTATACAAGCGCCTTCCCCGCGGCAAGGAAAAAGCCTCCGACCACTCGCTGTACTATTTAATACACGACAGCCCAAATGATGAGATGACAGCCTTTGCCTTTAAAGAGGCGATGATGACAAACCTTCTTTTGTGGGGGAATGCATATGCGCAGATTATCCGTAATAAACGCGGTGAGATTGCAAGTTTGCATCCTATGCTTGCCTCACGGACTGCCGTTTCAAAAGACCAAAACAATGAGCGAATATATACTTACACCAATGATAAAGGCGAGATGTTTACTCTGAAAAAGGAACAGGTTTTTCATATCGGCGGTATTGGCTTTGACGGTGTGACAGGATTATCTCCCATCAGTGTGGCGCGGGAGGCTATTGGTCTTGCCAAGGCTACCGAGGTTTACGGCAACAAGTTTTTTGCCAACGGAGCAAGGCCCGGTGGAGTGCTTGAACATCCCGGCACCCTAAAGGACCCAAGCAAAGTGCGTGAGTCATGGGAAACGGTTTACAAAGGCGCAAGCAATGCGCATAAAATTGCCGTTTTGGAAGAGGGCATGAAGTATCATGAAATCGGCATGCCCCAAAAGGACGCACAGTTTTTAGAAACGCGGCAATTTCAATTAAACGAAATTTGCAGGATATTCAGAGTACCTCCCCATTTGATTGGGGATTTAACACGCTCAACCTTTAGCAATATTGAGCATCAGTCCATTGACTATGTGGTGCATACCCTAAGGCCGTGGCTTGTTCGTTGGGAGCAGGCCATTAATTTATGTCTTTTAAATGAGTATGAGCGGAAAGAATACTTTGCTAAATTCAATGTTGACGGACTTTTACGGGGTGATTTTACTGCACGGATGCGTGGTTACGCAATCGGCAGACAAAACGGATGGTATTCAGCCAACGACATCCGCGAACTTGAGGATTTGAACCCCATCCCTGACGACCAAGGCGGGGATTTGTATCTGGTAAACGGAAATATGTTAAGTGCGAATGATGCAATGTTGACACAAAACGGAGGTGATACGGATAATGCGTAAGTTTTGGAATTTTAGTAAAGCGGAAGACGGCGGATATACCCTTCGTCTGGACGGTGAGATTGCCGCGGAAAGCTGGTGGGGCGATGAGGTAACCCCTAAAATGTTTATGGGGGAACTTGAAAAATGTGATGGGGATATAACGGTTTGGATTAACTCTCCCGGCGGCGATGTGGTAGCAGGAAGTCAGATATATACAGCACTCAAGGAACACAAAGGGCAGGTTACCGTTAAGATTGACGATATTGCTGCCAGTGCGGCATCAGTAATTGCAATGGCGGGTGACTTTGTATATATGTCCCCAACAAGCATTTTAATGATACACGACCCCATGACAATTGCAATGGGTGATGAGGGCGCGATGGAGCAGGCAATCGCCATTTTAAAGGAGTGCAAGGAGAGCATAATCAACGCCTACTGTCTGAAAACGGGCATTTCACGAGCGAAAATATCTCGGTTGATGTCGGACGAAACATGGATGAATGCCAAAAAGGCAGTGGAGCTGGGCTTTGCGGATAAGGTTTTATACACAGAAGAGGAGCCTGAAACAGAGAGTGTTTTGGATTCATATATTTTCGGACGCAGAGTTGTATTCAACTCTCTGCTTGAAAAACTGCCGAAAGATAAACTGCCACCTGAGCCGCAGGAAACAGAGCCGGCAGTTCTTGACTCTTCGTACATTGATGAGATAGAAAACCTTAAAACAGAATTTGAAATTCTTTAAAAATTGGAGGGATTACTTATGAACAAAAAACTACTTGCCATGATGGGCAAAAGAAATGAATTAAAAGCAGAAGCGCAGAAGCTACTTGATGCTGCAGGTAAAGAGGATAGGCCGCTGACCGATGAGGAAAAAGAAACCCTGGCGGGACTGAAAGCCAAAATCGCAAACTGGGATGATACTATTTCAGAGATGGCGCAAATGCTTGAAGATTCTGCTCCCGTGGATATTCCCGTTACCGTAGCGGATAAACCGAATAATGCTGTCGGCAAATTCGCAAACTTCGGGGAGCAATTAAAAGCAGTATACAACGCTGCACAGCCAAACCGTCCCGTCCTTGATGACAGGCTCTTAAATGCCGCAAGCGGCGCAAGCGAGAGCGTGCCCTCGGACGGCGGGTTTTTGGTGCAGACGGATTTTGCAAGTGAACTGTTAAAGCACGCCTTTGATACGGGTGTTTTAGCGCCCAAGTGTAAAAAGATACCTGTTTCAACAGGTGCAAACGGTCTTAAAATTAATGCCCTGGACGATTCTTCCCGTGCCAACGGTGCAAGATGGGGCGGCATTCAGACCTATTGGGAGAACGAGGCGGATGAGCTGATTTCGTCAAAGCCGAAGTTTAGAACAATGGATTTATCCCTTAAAAAGCTGACAGGGCTCTGTTATGCCACCGATGAACTGTTACAGGACGCATCAGCGCTTCAAAGCGTGATTACACAGGGGTTTGCTGAGGAGTTTGGTTTTAAAATTGACGATGCAATACTTACAGGCAGCGGCGCAGGTCAGCCTCTTGGTATACTAAATTCAAACGCACTGGTAACCGTTACAAAGGAAACCGACCAAACGACAAAGATTAAGGTGGAAAACTTAATTAAAATGTGGTCAAGATGTTGGGGTCGTAGCAGAACCAATGCGGTGTGGTATATCAATCAGGAACTTGAGCCATATTTATACACGCTAACCGTGGGTGACACTCCCGTATATATCCCTGCAGGAGGCTTGTCCGAAAAACCCTACGGCACACTATTCGGCAGACCCGTTGTTCCTATTGAGCAGTGCTCCGCGGCAGGAAGTGTCGGCGATATTATCTTGGGCGATATGTCGCAATATCTGCTCATTGACAAAGGCGGCATTAATGCCACAAGCTCCATTCATGTGCGGTTTTTGTATGACGAAAGTGTGTTCAGATTCATCTACCGCGTGGACGGTCAGCCCATTTGGAACAAACCCATAACGCCCTACAAAGGTACAAACAGCACCCTTTCACCCTTTGTAACCTTAGGGGCAAGATAAGGAGGTAAAATTTTATGCGTATAGATACTTTAGGGAAAATAACACCCATCTCCGTGCCGGGTGTAATCTTCGGCGCGGCAATCACAGGAGCGTTTGTGGAACTTACAAACTATCAGCAAGTAACCTTTATCGTCGCAAGCGGTGAGGGCGATACGGGGGAAACCACTATCACGGTTGAGGGGAAGTTCGGCTCAAGCGGCACTGCGGCTGCAATCCCGTTTATGTATGCTGTTACGGGCGATGCAGGTTTTGAAGAAAAAACTGCGGCAGGCACAACCTTTACCATTGGCGGAGCGTCAGGCAAGAGCAAGTATGCGATAATAACTGTAACAGACACCATGCTCGCAAAGGCGGGTTATGACAGGGTATGCGTTAAAACAACAAAAGTGACATCGTCCACCGTACCTGGCGCCATTTATGCTGTGCAGACAAAGCCGAGGTATTTGGAATGATAACGCTTTTCGAGGCAAAAGAGTTTTTGCGGATAGACCACACCGAGGAGGATGGATATATTTCTATCCTCCTGCTTTTATCCAAAGAGATGTGCGAGAATTACCTACGGCACAGTTTACCGGAAATATTGCCGGAGAGCATAAAACAGGCAATGCTGATTGTTATTGCGCATTTTTATGAAAAGCGAGACGGCGAGCCTGTCCCCGATGTGGTGTTTCGGCTGCTTGATTTTTATCGTAAGGAGGCATTTTAATGGACTTCAGCAAATTAAGACACAGGGTTATCTTCTTAAAACCTACGGACAATATTCTAAATTCTATGGGTGAAACAGTTCCGCGCTACAAACCATTCAAACCCTATCTGCCTTTGCCCCTGCAGGCGGAAGGTGAAAAGATATATTTAAGTCGTGATGCGGACGGCAATGCCTCTCTTGTATATGCTGACGGCAAACCCTATGCTCATAAGCTTGCTCTAAAAGAATATTCCGTTGCCGCATTTGTATCCCCTGTCAAGAGCAGGGAAACGGGGGTTGATGTTATCTACAAAATATCCACACGGTTTTTCAGGAAGATAGACCCTGAGATGCGGATTTTGTATGACGGAAAAGAATTTGAAATTCTATCCGTTGTTGACATAGACGAGCGCCATGAGGAACTGCAAATTATAGTAGCAGAAGTGGATTTAAATACCCCGCAAAACTATACAAGCGGTGATGATTATGAGTAACGATGATGTGTTCGGATTTGATGAGCTGAAAAAAGCATTTGATAAGATACACTAATTCGTGGGCGTGGAAAAAATGCGGAAGATTTTTTGTGAAAAGTGTGGTATAATGTAATTAATTAAATTTGCGCAAACAGAAAACACTCTTTTACCCAAGGAGTGTTTTTTATTGCGAAAAAGGAGTGGTTTTAATGTTTAACTATGGCAAACTACCTACCAGGGAGGAAATTGAAGCAATGAAAAGGAAAAGGCAGCAGCAAGTTATTTTGCCGCTAAATGGGTGGGGGCAAGATTCTAAAACCTTTGCCCCTCAAAACAGCAATAGCATGAATGCAAATGTAAATAACTACAAGGAAGCAATTGACAACCCGGAAATTTATGATATAATGAACGCAAGTGAATTTCATCATAAATATCCTTACGCCAACAGCGGCAAATCCGAGATTTATGATATGATTAATCCAACCAATAAGGCAAATCGGACTACGCCCCACGACGACGATTTAACGGATTATGACATTAACTCCATTTCGCATCCATACTTGAGGGACATTTATTCAAGGCTGAAGGAAAAGTATTACAACGAAGATTATGCAGAAAATCGTTATAAAACAAAGGATTACTTAAACGGATTTTCGAAAAAAATTAAAGAAATAAATTCATTGCCGTATCAATGCCAAAAAGACAGATTAACCAAGGATACAATTGATTGGTACCATGCCGACGGTTATGTTTATTGGGATAAGGATTATACATACGCGCCTCGCGAGCAGGATATGCAAAAGGCAAAAGCTGATGCGGATGATTTAAGAGAAGCAATTAAACAGCAAAATGAGTATTTAAACAGTCTGCCTGAATGGGCTGTACCTATTGCCAAAAAGTTTTCGGTTGAATACGATGAAGGCTACAAGCAACTGCAACAAAATTCCGATGATTACAAAGCTTTGGATAAAATGGAAAGCGCAAAGATTTGGGGTGCGCAGTTTAAGGAAAAAATCAAAGAAATTGAAAAGATGACAGGGGAAAACGAAACGCACGGGAACCAATTGGCATGGCTTACCAATATGTATTACAACAGCGATGAGTCGGAGAAAGGGAAATATGCTAAGTGGGCAGATGAGCTTAGAGAAGAGCATGAGGAGGAATTAAGCTCTAAATCAGGTGACCCTGATATTGATAAGTTTCTTGAAATTGCTTTAAAAGAAGTGGGTACGAATGAAATCGGAAACAACAGTACAAAGTACGGTGATTGGTACTATAATAGAAAGGTGTCGGGAGAAGATTACCCCTGGTGTGCAACCTTTGTTTCATGGTGCGCTAATGAAGCTGGGTTACTCGGAAATAAAATAAAAGGGTACGAGGGGTGTACTGCCGGCATAAATAAGTATGGTGACAGGTTTCATTTAAAAAATAATTACACACCAAAGGCGGGTGATGTGGTTTTTTATGGTACAAACGGTGGAACTCATACCGGAATAGTGTTGGCATATGACAATGGCTACATCTATGCTGTAGAAGGCAACTATGGCAACCGCGTGGAAATCGTAAAAAGACCGGTATCAAGCAGTTATGTATATGGTTTTGGAAGTAATGGCGGAACAAAAAGCGGCAAGGTTCCGGAAAGATATACTACTGATTACAAAGGGATTGGAAGAACACAGTAATTAAAACAAAGTGCAAAATCATACTGTTAAGCATAGGGGGGTTGAGCCCCAGTGGTTTAAAAAGGCAAATTTTCCGCCATAATGCGTTAAAATGCTCGTGAATACATAAAGTATTCACTGCGCTTTTGCCTTTTCTAACTAAAAATTTGCTCTTTTTAAACTCTACGACTCTGTCAGCCGGAAAATTTTCGGTTTTTCGGTGCGTAAGTTCGCAGCAAGGCTGGCGCCTTGCAAGAAGGACAATCCGAAAGGGCGGAAATTTAACAATGACAGGGCACATGGAGTTCAACTCCCCTATGCTTAAGGATTGTCAGTCGAAAAAGTTCAAATAAAAATTCAAATAAAAGGTGGTTATTCTTGTGAAAATAAAAAATATATTGTGTATGTTTTTGTCAGCCCTGATAATACTTTGCTTTATTTCTTGTACTAAAGGTGATTTATCAACAAACTATGTGGAAGATGTTTTAAAACCATCTAATAATATACCGGACGAGATTGTATCAGAAGTAGAAAAAACAGCGTTTGCAACTCAATATATAGATGGGGTAACTTATAATGCATATTTAGGCGAAAAGACAAAGGAAGGAATCGTATATATTAATAATAAGTGCGGCTATTCGATTACCTTTCCCTTAGATTGGGAAGGTTGGTATGCGATTAATGAATTTGATGAAGGGTCTGTCGAGGTTAAATTTTTGGGCAAAAGTAAAACTGGCAGTATCTTGGACTTTGACTTTAGCCGTGGAGGATTATCATGGTTTTTTATTTTAACGGAACAAGCATTAAGAGAAGCTGATTATGATAGCATAAAACTAATAGGCACAATTAATGAATCAAATTATTATTATGCAACAGGCACAAGCTCTTATGTTGGAGCATTGCATTTCGCTTCAAGTAGGGACTATGGATATGATCTTGATGAAACAGAATTGGATTTAGCAGCCAAAGATTTAGATAAGTTAGGTCAAATGGGGTTGCAGGTAGATGACATTTTAAAAACATTTGCTCCACTTCCTGATTACGACAAAAAAAGGGATTTGAAGTAATCGATGCGCTAACGAAACAGGGATATTAGGCAGTACAATCTCTAATAAAAGGGCTTATGTTCCAGACATAATGGAAGATAATAATAAATAGTGTGGGGGAGTATATTTGAACAGAATATTATCTATCATTTTTATTGCTACATTGCTTTTATCTTTTTCGGGGTGCAATATGATTGAAAAGGATATATACGAAAAGCCCATTTATCCTAAGGCTGATATGTGTGAGGGAAAAAACATTTACAAGAATAAATCTCTCGGATTTCAATTAACCTTTCCGGATGAATGGTCAGGATGGTTTAAAATTGCTGAATCACCTGATGGAATTGTAGGCGTGAATTTTTATGGCAAAAGCAACGCGAGCACAACTATTTATGGGCAGGTCACGGCACCGGGCTTACCTTTATTTATGATAATGAACAAAAAACACATGATGGAAGAAAAGCAAGAAGGTATAATAGATAATATTATAAAAATGGGAGTTGCGAATAATGAGGAATATTACTTTGCGACCAGAACCGATGCAAGCATCGGTGTGTTGTTTGATATAATTAACACGGTAAGTAATATTGATAATACCCAACTTGAATTTGTAAAAGAAGATTATCATAAGATGAGGCAAATGAAAAATGAGATAAACACAGTATTGGAAAGCTTTAAAACAATAGAGTAGCATTGCTGTGTTTATTTGAAAGCTATTTTAAAATTCAAATAAAAGGTGGTTATTCTTGTGAAAATAAAAAATATATTGTGTATGTTTTTGTCAGCCTTGACAATGCTTTGCTTTATTTCTTGCACTGAAGCTGATTTATCAACAAGTCGTATGGAAGATATTTTGAAACCATCTAATAATATACCGGACGAA